GGCCAAATCATCATCGCTGTAACTGGCTAATTGCTCCCGAGTCAGGTCGCCCAATTTTCCTCGCGGTGCGGTAACCTGCTCCTGGGGCGCGGGGGGCGTAAGCTGGGGAGCGGCAGTATTTTCAGTTTTCGGGTTTGGTGCGGTGGGCCATATACCACTTCCCCAGTCTGTGATTTCACTGTCCATTTTTATTGGCCCACAAAAGCAAGAGACAGGTTTGCAACGCCGCGTTTTTTCCCGAAGTTATTGATGTAATTTATGGTGTTTGCATACTCGTCGCTGTCACGGGGGCTGGACAAGCCATGCAAGACATTGGGGGAGTTTTTGCTTTCGTAAATTTCTGCGGCGGCGTTTTTCATGTCATTGAAAAATTTCTGATCATAATATTGATCAAACGCTTTGATAACACTTTGCGCCAGGAAATTAGGTTCAATAGTCCCCGCCTCGTCCAGTACATTCCTTCTTAAGATGTCTTTCACATTGGCGATATTGTTCTGCGCCAGAAGCATGGCCTGGGCATGCCGGTCAAGGTTTTGGCCGGGAGAAAGTTCTTGGAATCCATGCAATGCGTCAACGGCATGCAACTGTGCTTTGGTCAGCTGGCCAGCAGCATTTGCCATACGGACTTTTTCAGCAATTTGCACGTCACCCACGCCCGAGATAGTTGGCAATCCAATTTTTTTCAAAATGTCGTTCACAATTGTAATTTGAGGCATAAAAATCACCCCCAAGGGCCCCTGCACGAGATTTTGTTTCCCTTCAGGCGTGGAGAACAACGCATTGGCTTGTTCGGCGGAAAGAGACATGTTCGAATTGGCTTCGGCTCCGCTGCTATACACGTCGTTAATTATTTTTTCTGAGTCCGCGACTCGCTGGGGGTTAATCGCCCCCAAGCCCACGGCGTTTGCCCTATACTGTTCGGCAGCCGGTTCTACGGTAGCTAGAATAGACGGGGTCAAGTACTTGTGGGTTGGAGATGCTGCTTGACCAGCCCCCTGCGTGCCGGTGGGCATGTTCGTGGGTGAATACGAATTTCCGTATGCGTCTTTGACAAGGCCGTTAGGGTCTTTCTTAATGATTCCCCGATTGAGCCCCATCCAAATATCGTTGGCGTTCTTCACCCCAGCCGAGATTATATCTTGGTTGGACTTAGCTATTTCTTGCTGCTGTTGGACAACATTTTGGCTGGACTGCGCCCCCGTCTTTGCGGCGTAAGCGAGTGACGCCAGCGGGCTCGCGCCTCTGGAGTTCACCAGCGCGTTGATGAAGGTGGCGGTTGGGATAAGGGCCTGGGGGTCGCCCCGAAGGAGCCGACTCATGTAATTGTCTTGGGGCGTGCCCTTAGCATGCGCGGCCTCGTAGTCGGACCTCGCTTGCAGGGGGTGGGCCAGGATACCGCCCAGGCCACCCAGGAGGCCCTTGTGGGCTGCGGGAGAGGGCGCGGGCGAGGATGTAGAGCCTGCGGCGGCTATTTTGGCGAGGTCAACGTCGGCATCGACGGCATTCTCCTCCGGAGGCGCTACTCCAGCCTGCGAGAATGTTGGTCCGTTGACAGAATCCAGCACACCAACATCGGCGTCGGCTGCCTCATCCCCAGGCTGCGCCATGGCGGTGGGGTGTGTGCGCAACGGTAACGTCTGGGGTTTATGCCTCGCCCCACCAGCCACACCGGTACGGGGTGCCGGACCCAGCGCCGCAGGCCCCAAAACCCCCAACACCGACCGCATCGCATAATCCTCGAGGGCGTTCTGGGGCCTAGCTGCCGCCTGACCTGCGGCGGGCAAGTGAACCAAAGATTGAGCCGAACCCAGGGGCGGTGTGATGTGATACGGGTTGGCGGGTGATGGTGCCGGAGTAGATGCGGGGGCCGCTATCTGCGCAGGCGCTACTCCGCCCTGCGGCTGGATGTTCTGGACGGGTGGCGGTTTAGGATTATAATGAGGAGGCGATTTAAAAACCATATCGCTGGGTGGCTGGGCCGGGGGGGCCGCGCCAAGAGCTTTGGCGTATTGCGCTTTTTGATCTTCGGTTATTACAACAGGTAATTGGCCGGGATATTCAGGCGGCGCGTCTTCCACCGCCCCATCCAAAGCGTACCCCCTCCGGCTACCAACGGACCCGCCCTTGGCAAAAAGAGCCATGACGGCGGGGACAGCTGCCGCGACCGCAGTGGCGGCAGTGGCGGCGGCCCCAATGTCTTTGCCGATTTGCTCCACCTGAGAGCCAGATGAGCCTGCGGGCGCGGGTGGGGAGGAGGGGGACTTACCGCCCTGGCTCGTTTCTCCGGTGGGGATGGTTAGGCCCTGAGGTTTTTCAGGAACAACGCCCGCGCTGAAGTTTCCAGTGGCCGCGTCCATGTTAGTGCCAAGGGGGTTGGTTCCTGGGTTACTGCCGTAGGGATTGTTGACAGGGCCGCCGGGTCCGTACCCCACAACGCCGCCGGAAGCCCTGTTTTTCCAAGCATCATTAACCGCCGTGGCGGCGTGCGCCATAGAGGTAACATCCCGGCCCATTTGCTCAGTTTGAGAGCCTGAAGCGCCGGGGGCAGCGTCCGGGGGGGCTAGGCCCTTATTGGGGCCACCGCCAGGAGTGCCGGTGGGAATACTCAGGGCTTGCTGACCCTCGAGGGCACCACCGGCAACTGGAGCGGCCATAGCCGCGTCCATGTTGGTGCCAAGGGGATTGGCTCCCGGGTTACTACCATACGGGCTGGAGGGCGGGCCGCCAAACGCGTATCCGATTACGCCGCCTCTAGCCGCACCTTCCGGTTGGCCGGTAATTTTATTTTTAACGTAATTGTAGCCCCGCTCCCCCAGGCCGGTCACTTTTTGACCCAGCTTCGATTTAGCAAATTCGTCGTAGGATTCAGCCGTTCTAGCGGCGTCACCTGCAGTCGAGGTGCCGCTGTCTGGGGCGTAAGACAATTCTACTTTTTGCGGGTGAGAAACTGGAAGATTGGCCGCCGGGACAAAACCCTTGCCGCCGTATGGCCCAGTGCCCGAGGAGGCTTCCCCTCCCCCGAGCGCGCTCAAGTACGGCCCGTACATACCTTGAGCATTTTGCAGAATTTGCGCCATCATTTGCGGGTCAAAACCCGGAGGGCTGTAGCCCTGCGGGGAGCCACCGTCCGCGTATCCTTCGCCGCTGTGCCAGAAGCTGACAGGGCCACCGTGACTGGATGGAACCACGCCGCCGCTTGCAAGTAGCGGCTTCTTCGAAGTTGCGGTGGTGGTGCTGCCCGACAGAGCGCCGGTGCCCTCCAGGGTATTGGCCAGGAACTGCGCCGTCTGGAAGGGGTAGGACTGCTGCTGCTGGAACTGGTTGAATAGGGCCGTCTTGCCAGCCTGTTCGGTCTGCTGCCCCACTTGGCCAGCCGCAAGCTGCGCCTCCGCGCCCTGGAGGCCAGCAGATTGAGCGCCAGCGCCGAGACCGGCGAGGCCCTGCGAGGTCGCAGCCCCCATACCGTAGATACCTTGGCCGAGAGCTTGCTGCTGCTGGGCTGTAGTCATGCCCTGGCCGAATTGTTGCTGGCCGAGGGCGGCGATCTGCTCGGCGGTCGCGGTGCCCTGGCCGAAGCCCTGCTGGCCAATGCCGAGCATCTGCCCCGCAGCCTGCTGCTGGGCGGCGCGGTTAGCCTGTGCAGCCGACAGGCCGAGGCCCTGCTGTTGCTGCGCCGTCTGCAGAGCCTGCCCGTAGCCCTGGTTAAGGAGGCCGCTGAGGACGTTGCCGCTGGCGAGGTTTTGCTGACCCTGGAGAACTGCAGACGCAATACCGGCCCGGTCGCCGCCAAAAGCGCCCTGGCGAATAGCGTTGCCAGTCTGACCGGCCATGGCTTGTTGGTTCTGCTGATTCAGGAGGGCGGCAGTGTTGCCGACCACACTGTGCAGGTAGGGGCTCATGTACTGGTTAATTTGCTGCCCACCGAGGGCGCTTGGGTCAACCGCCTGAGCGCCAGCCTGGGCGTACTGAGTAGCGGCTTGCTGGAACGGCTGCGCGCCCTGGTAAGCGCCCTGCAGCGTGCTGTAGGCCTGCTCGTTGGCGGCCTGCCCAGCGCCTTGAGCCCCGGAGATGCTTTGGGCTGCAGCGCCATAGAATGGCGTGGCTTGGTCCTGGGCGTTCATAAGTTGGCCGGTGGCGGCACCGTAGTAGGGCTGGGCGGCACCGGCGTACTGGTTCGTGCCCGCCACGCCATAGTTCTGGGTGGCGTTCATGGGGGCGACAAAGTCGTTGGGGTTTGTCGAGTACTGCTTGAACGGCGTGTTGGCGGCATTCGTCGCCATAGCGTTGACGTTTCTAAACCCCGCCATCACCTCTTCGGGCGGCGTGGTTGTCTGGGTAGACTTCGAAGTGCTGCCGCCCATTTAATGCTCCGTTTCGGAAAGCTCGCCGGTTTTCGTCCCGTAAAGGAAGAATGCACCACTGGGTTTGCCAAACTCCCGCTCGTACATACGCACCTTAGCCTCGGTTCGGTTGTTGGATAATACACCAATTATCAGTGGCATTCCAATGGTGTCGGCGACCTGCTTGCTAAACGCGCAGAGACGCCTCGCCCTGCCACCCTTGGCTGACCTGTATTCGGGGTGAATGAAGATGGCCCGCTCTTCCAAAACGTCACTGTCGGAGTACCACATCGAGCCAGTCCTGAGCAGGACGACACCCTCGATCATACCATCCGGCTTGCCGATGACGCCGCAAATACCTTGATGCTGGTGGAGGGATGGCCATATCTCGCCCGCCAGTTTGTCGGGGTTTGGGTTAAGGAAACCGTTTTCGGCGCAGGCTTCCAGGGCGAGGGTCATAATCTCGGTGAAGTCTTCAGCAGTGGCGATCCGAATGCGGAGGTCGTCAGAGTTGGTCATTTTAATCTTGCCCTAATCGACTTTTGGCCCAGGTAGGTTCTTTAAGGTCTTCACCGTTTCAGCGCGCATGCGCCTCACGAACTGGTCTAGGACGCGGTGGCCGGTATCCAAGTCGCCACCACCGGCATGCATAACCTGCTCCGGCGAAAGCACATACTCGCCACCGGCGGCGACGATGGGGACGGAGTTAGCCTCGCCCCCGTCAGCCCGGTGCGGCATGGAAGCGCCATACGGGCCACCGCTGGAGCCGTAGGGGCCGCCCTGGGCGTTGTAGGGGCCGCCGTGGGCGTTGTAGGGGCCGCCATTGCCGCCGTAGGGCGTGCCGCCGAACATGCGCCTCATGTGCTTGAAGCCAGCGATGGTGTTCCCCTCACCCATGGCGCTGATGATGTCAGCCGGGATGACGTAGGAGCCGGAGGGGACGTGCATGGGGAGGTGGTCGGTACGACCCGCTACGCTGCTGTGGATGGGGCCGACATGCAAGCGTATGCGCTTGCCCAGGCCGCCACCGTGAGCCTTGGCGGTGCGGGCCATATTCAGCGCCGCAGCCACAGCCTGCTTCTGCGGGTGCCCGGCGTCCACCATTTCGGCGATGTTATGGCTGATGGTTTTTTGTGAAGAGCCCTTGGATAGCGGCATGGTGTCCTCACGAATAGCTTACGGTGACGGTTTGCCCTGTGCCGGGGGCAACGACGAGGCCGACAGAGACGGGTAGGTTAACAAAAATCACCCCGATGGTATTGGGGATGGTGAAAATGGGGTTGCCGGTACCGGCGGCGGTGTTCGTGTCGTAGACGTGGCCGTTGGCAGAACCCGCCACCGTGATGCTTATGACGGCTATGCGGCCAGCGCCCAGCTTCACCAACGTCGCGGCGGCTAGGCTTGGCGCGATGCGGGAGCCCTGCACAGACAGGTAAGCCGCCGCCACGCTGTTGATGGCCTGGGCGATGTTTTGGGCGGAGGTAAGGATGTCTGACAGCGAGGCCATGGCTAGATGTTCCTCATGGTGTGTACCGGAAGTAGAACTCGCCGGTATCAAGGGTGCCGGGGGCCGTGGTGCCCGCCGTCATTTTGCCCGCATTGCCGGTAGTGGCTGATGCCACCCACGCCAGAGTGCCGCCCGTGCCCGCTAGGGCATTGCGGGCCGCCAGCGGGGTCGTGGAGGCCGTCCCGCCGTGGGCGACAGTTAGGGGGTCTGCGAGGGCTGTGCCCCAGGCTGTCCCCGTTGACACAGCGATACCGGCGGCTGGGTACACTGTAGACCCCGCCGGACCAGTCGGTCCTGTCGGCCCAGTGACAGAAGACGCCGCGCCCGTGGCCCCTGTCGCCCCAGTCGTTCCTGTAGGGCCAGACGGCCCCGTGGGTCCAACAGGCCCAGTGGGTCCGGTGGGGCCTCCGGGAGCTCCGATAGGCCCTGTAGGCCCAGTCGGCCCCGCAGGACCAGACGGCCCCGTTGGGCCTCCGGGCGTGCCATTGGCTCCGGTTGGCCCTGTGGGCCCAGTGACGGACGACGCAGCACCAGTTGGCCCAGTTACTCCGGTTGCCCCCGTGGGCCCTGTAGGCCCAGTCGGCCCCGTAGCGCCCAGTGCTCCGCCAGCCGCCGCGAAATTGGCGTCTATGTACGGGTCGCCGATGATGTACGGGACAGTCATCAGAACTTCCCATCCTGCTGCAGCCGGTACCTGATATTGCCAATCCGCCAGAAGCTGCCGGTGTCGCTGCTGCCGATCTTGAGGGAGACCAGCCGCCCCCTGAAACGGGGTGAGATGAAGGTCGTACTCTGGGTCAGGGGGTATGGGCCAAATGTCGTCGGCGTCTGACCAGCGTAATCCGCGACATTGAAGGTTAAGTTGACGGTCGCGTTCTGAGCGCCGCCGTAGTAGCCCCACTTCATGTCCGGCCAGACCTGATCGACGAAGGTCTTAACGTCAGCCTCAGACATGGCGTAGTAGCCCGTCTGGATGAACGAATCCATTGGCTGGCCGTCCGCGTCGGTGGAGGTCTCGTGCTGGTACAAATACAGGCTCTCGGGGTCCGCCCCGATGGGGGGGCCAAGGACTGACTGGTCGATCCAGGCCGACCGCGACATGGTCCCGTAGTCCCACTGCTGCAGGAAGACATTATATTTGACGTAGGAGTTCACTTCCCCGCCGTCATTCTTCGACGGGTAGAACCATGAAATCTCGCCAAAGCGCGCGTTCACCGCGACCCTGATCCTGTCAGTCCGTGTCGTGTCGAGGTCTTGGAAGATGACATCCCAAAGGGGGCATGGGATGGGTGACACACCGTCACCTGACAGCAGGAAGAATTGAGACGCCCCCATCCAGTATGTTGAGCCGTTCAGGGTTGCCGCCGCCTTGCGGGAAATCATACCGCATGAAGCGCCCACCTCGTTGAAGGAGTAGACGAAGGGCGGCCCAATGTACTGCATCGAGTAGACATTGACGTCTGTCCAAACGAGCCCCTGCTGGGGCCCCTGGACGCAGCCGACAATCTTTGATCCCTTGGGCACGCGGTAGGAGCCAGCCTGATTGGTGGGGGTGGCGATCCAACTGTTGTAGTCGTTGACGTCGCACCACCTGATCAGCAGGGGGTCTTGGATGCCGGTAAAGGTGGAGCCCCACGCCACAATTTGGCGCTGCGGCATGGCCACGAACATGCCATCGTTTAGTGGTGGCCCCGCCGGTATGATGGTGGCTATTGGTTGCCCAGACAGGGCGTCCCACTGATAAATAGGCTGCAGCAACGTCCCGTTGACGGGATTGCTGATTAGCACTTGGCCCCAGTTGTCGAGGCTCCAATCCGTGGCCGAAATTGGTGTGCCGGTGTTGGGGACGACGGCAGTGCCAGTACCGTATCCCCCGTCACCGTAGCCGCCCACGCCGTAGCCAGTGCTGGCGGGAATAGCGCCGATGCCGATACTGTAGACGAACCTGACGTTGCCGCTGTTAATGGAGGCGGTCGTCGAGGACGTCGCCAGGGCCTGAGAGTTAATGGTGAAGTGGTTGGCATCGACAATGGTCTGGATGACGTAGTTGCCAAACAGCGTGACGCCGCCGACCGTGGTGGACACCAAGATGGGGTACGTGTCGCCCGCCAGGAAGCCGTGAGCCGTCAGGGCCACCGAGACCAAGTTGATGGCATTGGTCGTGGTGAACGCCGCCACAACGCCGGGGGAAGTGCTGCTCAGGGCGGGCAAGAGATTGCCGAAGATGTCTTGCGCGTTGATGGTGTAGGAGGTCGCGCCGCTGCCGGTGGTGGGGTACAGGCCAAACAGGATCAGGCCGCCCACGCTGACGTGGGTCTCTATGTAGACCGTATCAAACGAGGTTATGCCGCCGGTCGTAGCGTCCACCACAGTGATGGTTGGAGACCCCGAGACTGTGGTGAAGTTGGGCGTGACGTTATCGGTAATGCTGCGGGGTGTGATGTCGCTCAGGATACCGCTCGTGACGACAGCAAGCTGGGCTTGGCCCGTGACGCCGATGTTCTCCATGCCGACCGCTAGGCGCGCATTGGCGTTGGTGTCCTCCCACGCCCAAAGGCTGCGGGCCTTGCTGGCGGTGGTGCTGCCGTAAAACTTCGTCCACCCGCCCAGCTTCTGGCTGAGGGCTCCCACGATTGGGTCGAACACAAAGCGGACAAGATTACAGGCGGAAATGCCCGCCTCATTAAGGGCGGGCGTGGCTGTAATATCAACGCCAGGGCGGAGCTTGACTGAGGCGTGGGGCATAAGGCGTTACCCCCTCGATGGCGTTGCGACGGGAGAAGATGGCATGGACGACCACGCCGACGCCTGGAACTTCTTCCTGTACTCCTCAACTGTCGCGCCCTTGAGCAACCCCTGGTACTGGCTCTCGTAGCTCTGGGCCATGGCCGGGTCGTCGCTTTCGCGGCCAAAGTTACGCTGGAAGGCGCTGATGTAGATCATACTGGCCATGACCAGAAGGTCCGGCAAGTAGGTGCTGATGAAGGTCGTGCCGGTGTTGGCGGCTGCAGTTGTCGCGGACTTGTAAAGCGTGGGGGCCCGGATAGTTCCCGTAACGACAACGGTGTAAGTATTGTCGGGCCAGGGGCCGAGGATGAGGTTGTTGTCTACATTCCCGCCAGTCGCCCTGTCTCCGCCGTACATGGCGTAGTAGGCGGGCACGCCTGCATTGGTGGCGTTGCCGTAGACGTTCTGCAGGTACTCCTTGGTCGTCGGCAGGAGGGGCACGTTGCCGCCGGTGCCGCTATTGAGGAGGATGGTCTGGATGGTGACGAAGTCGTCCGTAGATATGGTGAACAGGTTGGTGGCGGTCGTCAGGGTGTAGTTCTTACTCGTCATCGTCGGCAGCAAGTCCAGATCGCGCTGGATGCGAAGCTCTGCGTAATTGAGCATTTGGGGGATGATGGCGTTGAACGCGTCATCCACCCCGACCACAACGCCAGCCGTAGTCGTTGTATTGACGACAGCCATGGTGGCGATCTGTGAAACGTAGCCATTGTAGGTGAGGGGCGTCGTGTTCGGCATCCTGAATACCTACCTCATTTTGCAGAACTTTTCTAGGTTGCCGATAGGAACTCTAGGTTGGCCCGGAGCCGAGCATCTTCAGGTGCGAATGATAAGGCCAAACGAGCCTGTTCCAAAGCAACATCTTTCAAGCCAAGGCGGAAGGCTGAGATGCTGGCGAGGTCATGTGCCCAGTATTCCCATACCGCCGGGTCGCAGGTGTAGGACCAGTCTCTCTGCGTGATCGACAGTGCCCGCATGGAGGCTGTGTAGCAGTCAAGCCACCGGCCCTGGTGGTGGTACATCATGGCCAGTTCGCACCAGGGGTCTCTGGTGCCCATAGCCTCGGCGCATGCCCTGAGGAGGCTTGCCTCCTGCGCCCAGAGGTTGCCCAGTTCGGCGTGGGCCTTGGCCATGGTGCGGTAGGCGTAGCAACGCTCTGCAGGCCACACGGCAGACGGCATGGCGAGATACCGATCACACTGAGCCAGGGACTCCTGCCACTCGCCGTAGAAGGAAAGCTCTCGGGCGTAGTAGAAGGCGTTGCGGGGGCACAGCGGGTCTTCCTCGACCGACAGCTTCAGCAGTGGCAGGTACTGCCCACGGCTCTTTGTGGAGTCTGGGTGGTGGCTGACGAGGAGCAGGTCTGTCTCGGCCCACACCTCCGTCACGCCCTCATTCGGCATGGGGTACTCATGCACGGGGTGGTGCCAATGGTAGGCATGCCGGGAGTGGATTTTCTCGGACTTGAACTTGATGCCGCAACTCCAGTCGAAGAAGTACCGCATGCGTGTCGTTCCGGGGGCCCAGAGGCGCTCCACTTCTTCCCGCCAGCCGGGTTCCATGACCTCGTCGAGGTCCAGGCTGATGCAGATGTCGATGTCGTCAGGCACGAGCGCCAGGGCCGCATTGCGGGCGGCGTCAAACCGCCAGGGTGAGACTGTGATGGGTTCGACGACCGCACCCATACCCCTGGCCTTGTAGATCGTGGCGTCTGTGCTGCCCGTGTCGGCGATCAAGATGAGGTCTGCGTCTTTGGCTGAGTTGCAGAAGCGTTCGACAAATTGCTCTTCGTTTTTGGCGATAGCGTAGATAGCGATTTTCAAAACGGGTTCCTTAAGCGGTGGGGTCTACCTGCGGCATAAGTGCGCTAACTTGAGCCGTCAAGGCGGCAATTTGGTTTTCCAAGTCGGTAATCTGCGCGGCGGCGGCTTGAGCGGATGCTTTCGCCGCGTCTTGCGTAGTGGAAAGATCAGCAACGGTTTGCGCGTCCAGTCCGCTAACAATGTCAGACAGAGACAGGCCGTAATCAGCAAGCACCTTCTCCGGTGGCATGGGGCCAACCACCTTGGTTTCAACCTTGCTTTCTCCCGTAAACGGATCGGTGGAGGGGGCTGATAGCGTCACTTCACAGGCCCAAGCAATGGAGCCGTTGGGCTGCATGACAAAATCGGCGCGGGTAATTTTCGTGGTGATGGTCATTTTGGTTCCTTATCCCGCGACCCAATTGGTTCCATTGTAAAATGCCTTGATGTTGACCGCACCGCCGCCAACCAGGGTGGCGCTATACGTAGGGGCCAGTGCGTCGGTGACATAAACCACCATCCCAGTTGTTGGCGTTGGGAGCGTGGCAACGGTGTAGCTCTTGAGCTTAATGGGGCCTGCTACGGTAAGTGTACCCGCTGCCAATGTCATCCCGCCACCTGAAAGGAACCGGGCGACTTCATTACTGCTTGCGAAAATTATGGCAGGCAGTGCATCACGCGAACCAAAACCCGCCCCCGCGCCGCCGTAAGTAAATACCCCACTCATGCCTGCGGGAAACGTGCCGCTGGTGCTGCCGGTGGTTCCTTGAGTGACCAAAATAGCCTGCGTAGTATCAGTAGAGTTCGCCGCACTGAAGTACGCTGTTCCGTTGGTGGTGGTTGTGGTTAGAATGTTTGTTTTCGTCCCCGTATTTGTTGACGAGGAATTGCCCGCCACGGTGAGGGTGCCGTAGACTTTCACGGTTTCAGCGGATGTGCCGAGGGCTATCTCGTTCGCCGCACCGGCTGCTGCGTTGTAGCCAATCGTTGTGCTGTAGTTGTAGGCAGCCGCAGCCCCAGACCCAAATGCGCTGGCTTGATACCCAGATGTTACGGCCCCCGCGCCAATAGCGGTGCTGCCAATACCAGAAGCAGCAGTCGCTACTGCGCTAATCAACTGATTAAGGCCGCCCACAGCGACCGTATAGGACGCCGATGCGGAAGCCGAACGGCCAATGGCGAGGCCATTGTTTCCTATGCAACTAGCACTCAATCCAATCGCTACAGCGCCGCCGCCGTTAGTAGCATCACCGGCTGTTGCAGTTTGCCCAATCGCCACACTCGACCCAGCGCCAGCGTTGACTGTCGCTTGATAACCAATCGCTACACTTTGATTTGCCCCCACCGATGGAGCTGTTCCGATTGCTATTCCATATTCGGAGGTGGTTAGTGCGGCCTGATACCCAATCGCAATACCGCTTCGCTGTCCGGTCCCCGTAAGGGCGGACGCTAGAGCCATAAGAACGGTGGTGTCGGCCCCTGTTGCTCCAGCCAGCTTAACCATATCAAGCCCGGCGATGCTAAGTTTAGTTCCGGTGCCTAGCGCAAGGTTTCCGCCCGATGTAATGGAGCCACTGCCGGGGATAGTGATGGTGCCGGATAGGGTGGGCGAAGTATCCAGCACCATGTTGCCGGTTCCGGTGACGCCATTTGAGAGCGCCACGCCGCCATACTTTATTGCGCCAATAAACTGGGCCGCATAGTTGTTCGTGGCCCCGCTGGGGGCGTTGAAGGTTGCGCCAAAGCCATTGGTTGTGTTGGCCAGAACGGACGTGGGGACGTAAATGCCGTGCGAGTTTGTCAGGGTCGCGTTAGTTCCGCCAATTGGAGCGCCCGTAACGCTAAACGTCGCCGCATCAGTAAGGGTGCTCGCGCCAACAAAACCATATGTCGGGGCGTTAATCAGAAACTCGCGTTGGAGGGTAAGGGCACCCGTGGCCCACTGGCGCGTCTGAGCTAGATTATACTGAACCGCGTTAACTTCGGTCGAGAGCGTCAGGTTCGTGTCGGCTGCGCCCGTTACCGCAAAACCCTTGATAACGCCGGTCGCGTTAGCCGTGCGGGTAAAGGCAGCAGCGCCGGTCGCGCTTACGGCCAAGCGTGTAACGTTTGTGGATACAATGTTCGCCGCGCCAGCACCGATGCTGCCAAAGGTGGCGATACCAGTACCCGCGCTGGTAAAACCCGCCGTGCCGGTGCCTTTGGATGTAACGGAGATAGGCTCGTTAGTGCCGCCAATGGCAGTAAGGGTGACGCCGCCGAGAGACGCAGCGCCCTTAATAGCAAGACCCGCCGCCTGTGTGGTTGTGGAGGCGTCAATTTGCAAAACGGGGGTGGTTGCCCCCAAGCGACCCACAGCAAGGGCGCTGGCGTTTGCGGATGTAATTGTGGCGGTCGTATTTGCTGCAATGGTGGTGAACGCGCCCGTAGTCGGTGTAGTCGCGCCTACGGTGCCATTGATGTTGATGGAGGCAGTTCCGGTCAGGTTTGTAACCGTGCCGCTACTGGGGGTGCCAAGCGCGGGCGTTATCAGAGTTGGCGAAGTGGCCAGCACGTTGTCGCCTGTGCCAGTCAAAGTCCCAAAGTCCGTCGTGCCGTAATCCCAGTCCGCTGCCGTGGTGAGCGCCGTACCAACACAGGTAATATGAAAAGTCGTGCCGGGTATAATCGTGCCGATGGAGTTGCTACCGGACGACTGAACTAGCAGGTTTCCCGTGCTGTTATTGGCGATGTGAAACGACCAGCCCAGCGAGAGCGTGCTGGTGACGGGCATAGTGATTGTCTGCGTCAGCGTACCGGTAAAATACTGGTAATACGTGCTGGTATTCGTAAGCGTGGTCGTCGCGCTTGCTGTGGCTGTTGTAGTAAAGGTTTGCAGGGCGGCATTAGCCCCCGGAGCGGTCGTAGCACTTGTGCCGCCGTAACCGACCCCCAAAGTACCAGCCAGGGTAATGGTGCCGCTGCCGGTAATAGGCCCGCCGGAAGTGGTGAGGCCGGTCAGGCCGCCGGACACGCTGACACTCGTAACGGTGCCGCTGCCAGAGCCACCAGGGCCTGTGGGGCCTGTGGGGCCAGTGACGGTAGAAGCTGCACCTGTAGCGCCCGTAGGCCCTGTGGGGCCGGTGGGGCCAGTAACAGTAGAGGCGGCACCAGTCGCACCTGTAGGCCCTGTGGGGCCAGTGACGGTAGAAGCTGCACCTGTAGCGCCCGTAGGCCCTGTGGGGCCGGTGACTGTAGAGGCGGCACCAGTCGCACCCGTAGGCCCTGTGGGGCCGGTGACGGACGGCCCAGTGGGGCCGGTGACTGTAGAGGCCGCCCCAGTGGAGCCTGTTGGGCCTGTAGGCCCTGTGGGGCCGGTGACTGTAGAGGCTGCGCCAGTGGAGCCTGTTGGGCCTGTAGGCCCGGTCGGACCCAGGGCCCCTGTCGGCCCAGTGACGGTAGAAGCCGCGCCCGTGGAGCCTGTGGGGCCTGTAGGGCCGGTGGGGCCTGTGACTGTAGAAGCAGCGCCCGTAGCGCCTGTGGGCCCAGTCGGGCCAAGAGCGCCCGTGGGGCCGGTGACGGTAGAGGCTGCGCCGGTGGCTCCTGTAGGCCCTGTTGGGCCGGTTGGGCCGGTGAAGCCTTGGATACCCATCGCGCCGGTGGCTCCAGTCGGCCCAGTCGGGCCAACAGCGCCGACATTACCGATGGGGCCTGTGGGGCCCATGGGGCCGGTTGGGCCTGTAGCGCCTGTCGGACCCGTGCCGCTGGGGCCGGTTGGGCCGGTCGGCCCCTTGCCTCCGGTCGGGCCAGTAGGGCCAGGGTTGAGGCCCGCCATTTGGGCGGTCGTCATGCGGACGGAAACACCAGCCTGGACGGCCTCAAGCTGCTCGGTGCCGGTGAGGGCGACGGCCACTGGTAGCTGCGGTATGGTCGTGTTCGACATGGTTTAAATTCCAGTCTGGGGAATCTGATCGAACCCATAGGGGAGGCCAACGAGGACTGTAATCATATTCGTTGTGGCGGTCAAAAGCGAGCCAGCGGGTAGCACCCTGTTTGTCTGGTAAGTGAAGGCTGTCGCGGTGGTCACGGTCACGCTGTAAAAGCCGTCCGCGCCTGTGTTCTTCAAGCCCTCGACAGAAATCTGGCCGTTCGTGACGAGGCCGTGCGGGGCCGAGCAGGTCACGGTGATCTGGTCGGTTCCGGCAGACGTCACCGAGGTGACCGGCAGAAACACGCCATACTTGATGCCCTGGTTCAGCGGCATCACGGCAGACTGCGTCAGGCCTGTAGGAGGCCCAACCGGCTGCGTGAGAAGGTTCTTGCCGTCCTGGGTGAGGAGGGTAGTCGTGCCGGGGATGGGGATGCCAGTCACGGTGTCGGTGACGGGGGCCTGGGTGATGGTCTGGAAGTTTGTCTCGGTAATCTCGAAGTCCTGAACGCGGGCGTTGACGATAGGCGTGGGGTCGGCAGGCACCACAATCGCCCGCAGTTGCTGCTGGGGCGTGTCGGTGCAGTCGTTGCACACAAGGATGCGCGTATTCTGAAGCGCGGCCCCCCGCCAGTCGAACTGCCAGTGCAGATTGACAAAGTTGTACCGGAACCCGCAGCGGTCACAGATCGCGTGAGCCTGGGGGTTTGAGGCGCTAGTTTTCGCCCTGCCGGATTGGGAAGCGTAACTCATGCCGTGAAGTACCCCGAGATGGTGGGGGAGATGTAGAAGGCCGACGTCTCGATGTTTTGGGTCGCGGCAATTTCATACGCCTCGTCAGCCATGGGCTTCAGCATGGCGACCTTGTCGGGAGCCCAGATCATCGCCAGACGCTGCGCCATGCCGTAGGCGGCAGCCTCGAGGAAATAATACGGCAGTTCGATGTTCTGGCCGTCCTTTAGGTTGGCGTCTTGGATTTGCCGCATGCGGTAGTATTTGAACGCCGTCTCGTTGCCCGTGGGGACCGGCCACAGCGTCACGGTGGGCGACAGCAGGCGGTCGAACCAGAAGGTCGTGGGGAAGCCCTGTTGAGTGATGTTCGGGTAGCTGGCGTACTCGGTGCGGCTGATGGGCAGGATCAGGCGGTCGGTGGTCATGCCGCCGCTGGTCGTAGTGATGTAGGCGTCCAGCATCACGACCGTGTTCGTGGGTACGGCGTAGGTCGCCGTGCCCTGCACCAGGGGGATCGACTGAAGGTCAACGGTCCACAGGTTGACGCCCTGGCTGCTCCACCGGCCAAGCATCATGTTGGCCGCCATGCGGGCGGACTCCATGTGCTCCTGCAGCAGTTCCGTATTGCGGATGCCGCAGAGGTTAAAAGCGTAGAGGGTTATTTCGCCAAGCGATGGATTGTAGTCGTAAGTCCCGCTGAGTGACATGCTGCATCCTTGCTGGACTACCGGGGCCCATTGCTAAATTGCGTGAAGGTAGCCGTCACACCGGCGGCGGTGCCGCTGTTCAGCAGGACGCGAACCCAAATGGGCGAATAGGTGTAGCCGCCGTTGATGCTGGTCGTGGCCGCCACAAGCGTCGTGTCGGGGCAGGAGACCCACACCATTGACGCGGGGGCCACGGGGGTGAAGGCGGAGTTGGGGTCGTCAGCCGAGCCCTGGACGGTGTAATTCGGGCTGCCGGTGATGGTGCAGATGACGCTGGTGAAATTGGGGGCCCACGAGTCCAGGCGCACCCAGCCGGAAGAGGCCACGGCATTCGTGCCGACAGTTACCGCGCCTGTGAAGGCGGCGGAGACCGTAATCGAGGTCACGGTGGCGTAGTCCAGAACGGTGTAGCCGGTCGTCGCGTTGGGGCCTGTGAGGGTCTCGCTGACGGTATTCCCCTGCCAGTTGGTGCCAGTCACCGTGATGGTCTTGGCTGACTCGTTGGAGGCGGTGGTGAAAAGGACGCGGCGGGCCGTGTCGAGGGTGGCGACACCGCCACTGACAAGGCTGCCGTTGAGCGTCAGAGCGCCAGCGGCGGCGGGCGTCTGAGACAGGGCGATGTTGTTGGCTGAGGGGCTGGCGAGGGGACCAACGGAGACGACAACTGGGCGCATGGGTTAATCCTTATCCTGACGGGTCGCCCGTCGTGTTTCTATTTTAGCACTTAACGTCCCAGCGTTTAAGGGCCAAGTTGATGCGGCTATTCGGGTCGTGGGCCGTCTTGGAAGACGTGAGTTTTTCTTTCATGCCGCACATCCGGGTCCGAAAGTTCTCCCGCCTCTGGGCGGCGTCCGGGCTGTGATCGGCTTCCTCAGATGTGACAGGCCGCTTGATGTTGTGGCCCTCAGCCCGGAGGGAATCCCGGCCTTTTTCATTCAGGCCGCCTGAGGGTGACTGACCTTCTTTGCGCGTCCAAGCTCCAGACATATCGCTCTCCGATGGTAAAACGGGGGCACCAAGGCCCCCGCTTCATCAGTCCATTTGGCTTTCGCCTAGTCCATTCCGCCTTCGACCTTGCGGCCAGGAGCGGGAGTGCCGTGCCGAGCCGAGGTGAACGGGTTAGCGTCAGACGTCGCCCGGCCACCGGCCTTGCGCGGCTTGCGGCCAGCGTTGCCCATGCCCTTGTCGCCGTCAGGCTTGCCGCAATCCTTTTTGGCGCGACCGCCGGACTTGCGCTCCTCGGCTTCGTCATTGACCTTGCTTTGGAAGGTAAAGCGGGCGTTCTTCTTGCCGAGATCGGCGGAGGCTTCGTTGGTACCCCCGGTGCTGCGGCCTTTACGGTTTTTCATGAGAGCCTCTCCGGGTTAGGTGTAGGTGCCGTTGGTGAAGCCGTTGATGCCCTGCACGTAGCAGACGATCAACTGAGCAACACCGGCGGTGCCTGCACTGGATTTGACGTAGATTTGAACATCCTGGGTGGCGCTGGTGTTGTTCCAGGCCGCGATCAGGCTGGTGACGGGGACGGTATATTGCCCCTGCACAAGGCTGGCGTTGGCAAGGGCGGCGGCCAGTTCAGTGGACGTCGTGGACGTGCCAATGCTCAGGGTGCCGCTGGAGCCCCAGCTTGTCGTGATGTTCAGGTAGATGTCCGTGATCAAGCTGTTGGCCGGGATCACGATAGTGGTGGCGGCGGCGGTGGTGGATTGCGTGATAGGCGCAACCTGTACCATGGCCGTAAAGCCGACGTTCTGCGTACCGCTGGACCCACCCGCACCGGCAAGGTTTCCCGTGCCGTCGCTTGCAAGTACGTTGCCCGCCAGAACCGGCCCCGTGAAGACTGTAGTACCCATGTGGGTTCTCCTGTGGGATGGGGCCCTCCCCGGTTAAGAGGAGGGCCTGCCGGTTAAGAAGTCGGGAACGATCCGTAGATCGAACGCCAGTTGTAGTAGCCGAAGCTGTAACGCTCGTAGCCCTTGACCAGCAGATTGTCCGTTACGAAGTCGACCTGCATGTCGGACTCGAACTTAACGCGCTCCATATAGGAGAGCCCGTCAATGTTCGTCAGGAGGAACCACGCGAAGGCAGAGGTCAGGTAGTCATTGACCATGTAACCCTCAGGCAGGCCACCGGCGGTGCTGATGATTGCATTGACGTCGTTGTCTGCCGAGCCAGGGCGAAGCTCAGTCTTCGTCAGACGAATAGCGACCGGCTCCAGTTGCGGAGGCACGACCAACTTACGACCGCGAGCGAACACCTTAAGACCGGCTTGGTCCTTAAAGTTCGTGCGGATCGAGATCATCGCGTTCAGCAGGGTGGATTCGTTCAGGTCAACGTCCGTGGTCGGGCGATTGCTGACAGTGCCGCCATCAATCGGGTGGCTGGTGGAGCAAAGCGCCACGCCGTCACCGCCGATGGAGGAATTGTAAGTCGTCGCCGTGTTCAGCAGGTTCGAACCGTAGATTTCCTTCGTTTGCTGGAAGGACTCGATCAGGCCGAGGTTCGACGGGTGGAACTGCGTCTTGTACAGGTTGTCGTCGATGGCCTTGCGAGTGATCGCGTAGCCGAGGGCGATTTCGTTGTGCTCTTGGTTGTAGACGTAACGCTCACCAGCATTGTTGTCGAAAGACGTTTGAGCGCCTTCCGTCTTAAGCTGGGCCAGACCGAGGTAGCGCATTTCGGCGGTACGCTCGAGGGCCAGCTTGGAGTCGTGCTTGGTGAAGATTTTGTCGTACTGAGACGGGATCATCTCGTACTTGCCTTCAACCCCACGGAGACCGGGGAGCAGAAGGTCTTTAATTGCTGAAAGGTTAACAGCCATTGGTCCTGCTCCTCAATTAAACGCCGGTCAGCGTCTTGGTTTCAACATTGTTGAAAGCGACGATGGCCAGATTGTACGCACCAGCAGCGGTGCCGTTCGCGCCCGGAGGGTCAGTCACAAGGCTGACGACCCGGAAGGGCAGGGTGGCGGTGGTGGTCGGGGTGACGGTGATGTCGATGTAAGCGCCCGAGATGCCGCTGGCCGTGCTAGGCGTGCCGTAGGCGATTTGGACGTTCGTACCGATGTCAGCGGCAACAAGGCCAACCGAAGTTGAGCCGCCGACCTGAGCCAGGAACTTGGCGTTCGGGTCGTTGATGACGTAGCAGGTGACGATGTTGCCGGAGGCGACGTCAGCCGCGCCCCAGAAGTTCGACCACACGGTGCGCTTCTGGCTTACCGAAAGGTACTTACAACCCGCAAACACGCCCGCAAGAGCGAGAACGCCGGGGGTGGTGGGGTACACGCCGCCGCCGGTACCATCACGGTATACGGGGTCGCCGAAGTACATGGCCGCAGTGTTATAGGCACAGAAAGTGGAAACCTGTTCATAGGTGGGCGCAGAGCCCGTGCCACTTGCTTGCCGAAAACCGAAAGGCGCGCTGGTATTCGCCATGACGGGTTCTCCTTTTCAAGGAGGCCATCATCGCGCGCCGGGGCGATTCAAGACCGGAAAAATGCTCAACCCGCCACGCTGGGGGCGGGGAGCCTTAAAATAAGGCCGAACCGGAATAAAAGTCAACGGAAACAAAAAAGGCGACCCTGGGGCCGCCCTTCTGTCTCAATGGTACAGGTCGTTTAGTCACGTGGGATCGGGATGGCCTCATAGGACTTGCCGATCTTGGCCTGCACTTCTTTGTGGTCCCGGCCAAACTGACCTTCAGGCGCGGAATTGAGTTGCGCCTCCTTCTGCCTGACCTGATTGCGGGCGCGCTTCACCTCGACGTCGCGGGCCTCTTCGGTCAGTTCCAGGGGTCGCTCCATCAGGATCATACCCTTACGCTCGATGGTGTTGTAGTTGTGGCCACCGGGCATGTAGGCAGGGTGCCGCTGGGCTGGCACCGGCTCCCAGCCCATGCGGCTGAGTTGGACCTGATAGGCGGGGTCTTCCATGCCCATGACGGTCTTGCGCTTCCACTCGTAGGACCACCCTGGGGGGATGGCCGACTGGTCGATGTAGAAGTCGTCAGAACCCTCATCCATGGTGCCGACACGGTCGCGGATTTCAGCGGCGCGGCGGGCAGCCCGAGTGCGGGGGTCTTCTTCCCGCATGGTGGGCCGCATAGAGGCCCGGACTTCGGCGTGGGGGCTTTCCTCCGGGTCAGGGCGGGCATCTTCTACCGGGGGCTCCTCGGTAGCCTGGAGAGCCTCCTGGGCGGCGTCCTCTTCGATCTGCTTGGCGGCTTCAGCGAAGGGGTTGATGCGGGGCCGCACGCGCTTTTCTTCAATGGTCATGGTCATGGCTCCTAATTCATCTTGCCTTCTTTTTGGAGGGCGATTTTGTTGAGGGCGTATTCTTTGTCAGTCTGGCCCATCATGCTGGCCATCTCCCGCTCGGCGGCGGTCAGGCGGACAACGTTCGGCCTGACGCTTGTGCCAGTGCCGCTGCGGGATACCGGCGCGGAGGCCGGGGACGCCCGCCGCTGTGGTTGACGTACTTCAGGCTCATCCCGGCGTCCGATCTTGAGGGCGTCTTCGATGGCATCGAAGTAGTCGTCCGTGTCAGGCTCAATGCCGTCAGACACGACCAGATTGTGGGCCGCGATCATCTTGTTATTGAGGCGCTGGTCGGTGACGAACTCGGGGTGGCTGCGGACCCACTGAGCCGACCTGTACGAAAGCTGCGAGGTGAACTCCTCGACAGGATCGGCGTGCCGGTATGGCTGCGGCGCAGGCTCCAGGGTCTGATTCTCTAGGGCGATCTTGCCCTGCTCAAGCTGCAGCAGCTTGTTGGAGTTATCGACCATGGCGCTTTGGATTTCAGCAACCGCGTCGTAGTCGCCGTTGGCCATCGCGTCCCGGTACCCGGCCTTGAGGGTCTCGGCGATCTGGCGGCCATTTTCGATGGCGCTTGAGACGAGGTGGATATTGCTGTCCTGCACCTCGCTGCGTGCCCGGTGGGCTGTAGCGCCAGCCTCGGCGGCACGCCTTTCGGCGTCGATGCGGCCCTGGCGCTCCTGCTCCAGCTTGCTCTTGAGAACCTCTAGACCCTCTTCCGGCTCGATTTCTCGGCCCCTTTTGGGGGCCTCCTCGGCCTTTTCGACCTTGATGTCGTCGTCACCGACCTTGGCTACCGGCTCGTCGAGGTCGAGGTCAATGTCGATTTGGTCGTCTTTGTCTGCCATGATGCTTCTCCCTACCAAACCTGATCAGGCTGCTGAATGCGGCCACGGACGTTCGTGTCGTTCAAAATGCGGCAGAGTACGTTGTTGACGGTGACGCTCCAGCCATCCGAAGGCCGGAAGACGATCCAATCGTCGATGGCGATGGTGGTGCCTCTGAACCACTGGTTGGTATCATCGACAAAGGCGTCTGGGCCCGCCTTGATGATCAGGCCGACCTTGGACTGGTACCGGTCCTCATCGACAGTCGAGTCTGTCAGGAAGATGCCACTCTTGGTCCGCGTGGGCCTGATGTAGACGGCGCACAATATCTGGTTGTGGAAGATTTCCACGTCGCTGATGTCGCCAAGCTCATCCCGCAGGGCCTGCTTGGGGTCGATGTCATGGGCCATGACCATGTGTGGCATAGTGATTTAGTCTCCTATCGCTTGGCTAAGATGGTTTCGACTTCTTCGCAAAGATCAATCGTCATGCGAAGGCCTGTGATTTTACCGACTTGGTTCTTATAGTCGGCGTAATCAACGACGCTGGCTCCATTTGCGAGGTTATCTTTCAGACGCTCGATCTCGGCGCTGACGAGCTTCTTAAGCTCGGCCTCAAACAAATTGTTATAATCCATAATCGGTCGGGTGCTTCGGTAAAGGTTCGGCGGCTGGGGTTATCCCAGCCGCCCTATCAGTCAGATCATTTCTTGTGCTTCTGGATTTCGGTCTTTTCCAGTCGGCCCAGGCCGCTGCCGGAACCGGCATCCATGTCCTTGTAGGTGCGGTGGACGCCGTGGCTGGTACGACCGCCAAACTTGCGGGCCATGGGAGGCATGCCGCCCATGGGAGCGCCGCCAGGAGCGCCGGGAGGGCCGTCATGCGGCATCATGGGCGGCGGCGGCATAGCCGGGGGCGGAGCGGACGGGGGCGGGGGAGCGGCAATGAGACCGCCTGGAGGTGAACCCAGCGGGCCACCCGGCATGCCGGGTGGCCCGCTGGGTTCACCTCCAGGCGGTCTCATTGCCGCTCCCCCGCC